GTCGTGGGCGACGTGGGCTCTGAGAAGGGCGAAGCGCTCAAGGAGATCACCAACGTCGAGCGCGTGGCCTTCTGGACCGCTTCCGACGGCGAAGGCCTCTTCATCCTCACCGGCGGCAAGAAGACCGGCACGGACGGCCAGCCGCGCCAACGAACACAAGCATGTTGTGGTACCTGATCAGTACCTTGCGAGTTTGCGTGCAATCGCCGCCACCCCACTGCTAGGAGTGTGGGTGCCGGCGCCCTGCCTCACCTATCGATTGGTGAGGCAGCAGGTGGCCTACCACCTTGTCAATGGCCTGCCCGAGAGTGATCTCGGTGTGGACCCGTTGGACAGGTTGTTGGTAGGTCTTGAGGAGCGAGGAGTGGGCATTCGGAAAGGCGTGTCCCCCATTTCCCTCGACTCCAGGTTCGTCGCCACAATGACGCTTGCGCTGCGCTGCGCACTGGGACGTCTCAAGGATACTGAGGCCAACAGACTTACGGTGAAGAGAGAATATCTCCGTATTTGCAGGGCGCGCGAGGTCCGGTTGTGTGTGGTGGAGGGCTGCAGAGTCATGGTGGAAGATGTGTACTTCAAGGAAGAGTGCATGGACAACATCGTGACGAAGTACAGCCGGCTTCCTCGGTGGCTGGAATGGCTTCTCTGGTTCTATGAACCAAAGGAGAAGCTGTTCAACCAGTACTGAGGGGGTCCGGTGAGGGTGCGTGGCTGCGACACACGTGTTGACCCTGCTCTTTTAGAGCGGGCGAAGCGTGAGTGTGGTGGCAAGTTGTGCGCGCGCCGGAACGGACTGCCAACCAAAACCAGGGTTTACACTGTTGTCCCTGGTTTTGGACCGAGTAACAACCTCGGAGTTTATAACAATAGTGTCAACGCCGTTGAGCGCGCGTTTGTGGAGCGTTACTTCCTCTGCAAGCACCCGGATGGGTTTAAGCCTGCGCTCCGGCCTCGAGCTGGACAATTCAGTACGAAGTGGTTTGAGAGTTTTCGCCGCGACTGCCTGAAACACATGCCCCACTTGCCCGTGTTAACGTTTGATGAAACATTGAACCTTTTCCCGGCCAACAAGCGCAAGGTGTATCAGGCTGCTCTCGATAGCTTCAGTACTCAGGGCCCGGTTACAGTCGTTGACTCACGACTGAAACCGTTTGTCAAGTTCGAGAAGCAGGATGTTGCTCAGGCGCCTAGGATCATTAATCCAAGGTCGCCACGCTACAACCTGGAGGTTGCACGTTACCTCAAGCACTTCGAACACCACATGTTCAAAGCCATTAACGCAGCATATGGAGCACACACAGCTTCGACAGTGATCAAGGGCATGGACGCAAATGCGTCTGCGGATTGTCTGCGCGAAAAATGGGACCGCTTTGCGGATCCAATCGCCATCGGACTGGACGCGTCAAAGTTTGACATGCACGTTTCACCAACAGCGCTCCGGTATGAGCACACGTACTACAACAGGTATTGGCGGTCCAAGCGACTTGCCGAACTGTTGGAGATGCAGTGCCACAATGCCGGGAGAGCGCGGTGTGATGATGGTTACGTCGATTTTGAGATGAAAGGGACGCGGTCCTCGGGTGACATGAACACGTCGCTCGGGAACTGCATCCTCATGTGTGCCATGGTCTACTCTCATGCCAAGGAGGTTGGTGTGGAGGTGGAGCTTGCGAACAACGGAGATGATTGCGTGGTGTTCATGGAACGCGCTGATGAAGCGCGCTACCGTGAGTTGCTTGTGCCCTGGTTCGACACAAAGGGGTTTGTGATGAAAGTTGAGCCAACGGCATTTGAGTTCGAGGAGATAGAATTCTGTCAGACACACCCGGTCCTGGTTGGGGGTGGATGGCAGATGGTTCGAGACCCTCGTGCTTGCTTGAGGAAAGATGTGATGTGCCTCCGGACGGTGCAGAATGAGAAAGTGTTCCGGAAATGGATATGGGCAGTGGGTGACGGGGGATGTAACGCTAATGGTGGCGTACCCGTGCTTTCTGCCTTTTACCGTCGACTGAGGAACCATGGGGTTGAAAACAACCAGTTTAAGGACTTGGTGTCCCCGCACCGATTTGCGAGCGTGAGTAGGCGATGTTCGGAGGTTACTCCTGAAGCTAGAGCGAGCTTCTGGGTGGCCTTTGGTCTCACACCGCCTGAGCAGGAGGCGATCGAGCGACTTTTATTGAGTCGCCCGATTGGCGATGTTGATTGGAATGAAATAGAACGCGAAGACCTTGACGTTGAGCTTCCCGGGACTCAATTGTTATCATGGTAAAGAAACGCAATCAACGACGCCGTAATCAGG